AAAGATATTATACTATTATTTAAGCAAAATGTCAAGAACTATTTAAAGGTCATCTAAAGAAAAGTCTTCATCCAATGAGCTATCTATGGCAGCAACATAGTTTACAGATTCAATTTCTTGAGGGGCAGACTTGATATGTGAACTGTCTAAATAGTTATCTACCCAAGGTAGTGGGTTAGTCTTTAAAGCTAGTCCAAGCTTAGTTGGATCCATACCAATGTTAGTCATTCTAACTGCGAAGATATATTCCATATAGTCTTTTAAAATTGCTGCATTCATACCAATAAGAGGAGAACCCTTACTGAATAGATGATCGACCCAACTCATCTCTTCTGTGTATGCTACTTTGAATAAGTCATACATCTCCTCTTCCATATCTTGTACTATACCTACAAACCCTTCGGACTCATCCGTTCTTAATATCTTTAGTACCTTCTGAAAGACGTCTAGATGAATCATCTCATCTCTAGCAATAAGTTTGAATATATTACTAGAACCCGCAAAAAGTTTAACAGGTTGCTCGGAAAAAGACCAAGCCGTGACGAAAGTAGCAAAAAACCTGATGCCTTCAAACATATTGAGTACCATAGCACTCTTATATATTGCTCTCTTAAGCTGATCATTTGTAATCTCCTCAATATCTACTGCGTCATTAGCAAAAAACTTTTTTATGGTATTGTTAGCAGCATAGATGTCTAAAGTGGTGGTAGCATCACTAAACTCATACAGAATAGAATCTGCTCTATTCTGTACAAATACATCTTGTATAATAGAATCAATAAACTCATCAACATTATTAAAGATAGCTCTAACCATCTCAGTATATGACTCTGAATGTAATAACTCGTTGTTCTGATGATTTGTTAGGTATAGCTCCCACTCCGGGTTATTACTAATACCACTATTATTAAATAGTTCTAACGGTCCTCTACCTGCACAGCTGTCTAATGCTATGGCAAACTTCAATCCCTTCTCAAAGATATGCCTACCAGCCTCTGTAAGAGAGTCAAAGTCTTTCTTTTCTTTTGATAGGTCTATCTCATTCTTAGACCAATTACCAATAGCTCTCATTTCCTCTGCTGCTTCCAATATCCAAGGATATTTAGGGTCGTGGAAAGTTTGTATGTTCCTATTACTCACGTTATTTCCTAAGAATAATCGAGTATCTTTACTTTTTACGGTCGTTCCTAAGTTGAATAACTTCATTTAAAATTCCTTCATTAGTGGGAAAATTTTAGCAATCTCTCTAGCACAAGCATGTGCTACTTCGATATGCTCTAGCTGTGTACCATTAGAACTTCTAAGGTCAATATAGTGTACCCAACTTCTAAGTGTACCGTTCATATACATTCTAGACATAGTGTTACCTTCTGGTAGTACTACTCTAGCCTGCTCCTTTGCTATATTATTATCAATAGCAAACTGGTATGCTTCTTTAGCTGCATGAATAACTTTCTCCTGCTGTAATCTCCACATTGCAGATAGTCTATTATCATCAACTCTTATTGAGTTCTGTCTGTTCTTAGGGTCTTGTAAGCGTGTCTCACGTAGCATAAAGCTTAAATCCTTAGTTGGATCAGCGTACCTTTGACTAAACTCCTGAAAACTAAAACTCCTATGTCTTAGGATTTGTCTAGCTATGTCCCTAGTTGTTTCAATCTCTAAGGTAGCACTGACCATCTCTAGTGGAGACCAGTGCTTATACTTAATTAGGTACTTTATTAACTTAGCATTAGTTTCTTTGTTAAACTGATTGTCGGGGTTAGATACCCTAGCACAGAATGCTATTAGGTCTTGGGCATCAATTAACCCTTTCTCCATCATTTCTAAGCTAGGGGTTGAATGTGATATTAACGTGGCAGTAGTGTATATACTTCCAGTATGTAAATGTTTATTGTTCTTTTTTTTAATTGCATCAACGTTAATATTTTGGTTATCTTTATCTATTGCAGGCATCTTATTGTCCATTGTCCATATCTCTGTCCTTTAATAACTCTTCACCAAATAGTCTTTCCATATACCACTTAGCTTTGTCTAAATCTTCTATACCATTCTTATATTTGTACCTACTGATATACTTTACTATATTACCTTCGAGGTAACTCATTTTCTGGTCTAAAATAAAATCAATAACTTCTATATTACCCTTCTTATAATGACTAGGGTTTATTGCGTCTTTTTTCATTATATGCTACATCCTCCACTTTCACAACCTTCTACGATTGTTTCACTAATATTCTCTTTATCCTTACTTCTAATATAGTATAGACTCTTTAATCCATACTTATAAGCTGTAATAATATCCCTTTTAACTCTATTACTATCTAATATCTTGTTTGGTAACTTGGTCAAATCATACCATTGATTTGTACTGATGCCTTGGTCAATAAACTTCTGTAAAATAGCTATCAACTTTAAATACTCAGCAGAATTGTTACCTGGTAAGTCCCACGCCTTCATATAGTAAGGTTCTTTCTCAAAATCTGGTACTAGAGACTTAACTGTGAAGTTGGATGCCTCAAATGTATCAGTAGTACTCTGAATTGGATCAATCCCTTGTGTACTGTTAGAAACTAATGAGGATGACGCTGTTGGGGGAATTGCACTAAGTGTTGTATTCCTTATCCCATGCTTTGCTGCTCTATCACTCAAAGTATCCCAGTCACATAATAGATCATTTGGCGTAATCTGGTCCACATTGGTATTGTATGTATGTGTTGGCATAACTCCCCTGGAGTATGCACTTAAATCAGAATACTCACAAGCACCTTTCTCTTCTGCCAAGTCTACACTGGCCTTAATTAAACCGTATTGGAACCGCTCTGCCCATGTATGTGCTAACTTCTTAGCTTTATTCGTACATAGAACTGCTTCGTTCTTTGCTAGGAAGTGGGCGAAGTCACTAATACCAATACCTAAGAATCTGTAGCCTCTGGTAGGATACTCAGTCGCATCCATAGGGTAGTCTTGTACATCAATTAAGTTATCTAAGAATCTTACCATAATATCAGTAAGTCCATCCAATTCATCTATTGACTCTAACTTACCAAAGTTTACACACCCTAATATACACAGTGCGACCATGCCATCATCTAAGTTATAGTCTTTAATTGGTCTATTTGGATTACTCTTTAGTCCTTCAAACTTAACAGACTTAGTTGGTAAGAATATCTCACTACACAGGTTAGTTTGAGTAATTTGTTCTTTAAACATTCCTTGTTGATTAACATTATCAATAAAATGAATATAGATACGACCAGTACCTACTCTCTCTTTTACTAATTTATTAAATATTTCAACTGCTGGTATAGACTTCTTACGCAAACAAGTATGTTCTTCATAGTTCTCATACGCAGCCTTAAATGCTGTTGGGTTTCCATAGTGTTCAAATAAGTTGGGAACTTCTTCTGAACTAAACAAAGTCCAGTTACCCTTACTTAGAACACGTTCAATGAAAAGATTAGGCAGACCAATTGAATAGTCGATAAACCTAGCACGATTAGTGTTACTACCTTGATTATTTTTATACTCAAGTACATCCATTATCTCCCAATTAAACACAGGGTAGTTTACTACTGTAGCTCCAGTTCTTAAACTATTCTGTGTAAATTGCTTACTCGTAGCCTCAATTGCTTTCAATAGCGGTAAGGAACCAGTGTGTTTTACAGTGTTATTTTTTACAGGAGCCATAATGCCACGTACTGGGCCCATGTCTACTCCAATTCCTGCTCTATTAGCTGTCATAAGAGATAAGGCATACTCAGACGCTAAAATCGACTCAGTAGTATCCCCCATCTTCAGCAAGCAACAAGAACTAAACATCTTTAGTTGTGTACGAACTCCACTAATAATAGGGGTTGGCAAACTAATTTTATCATCTTTCAATGCTTCATACATTCTAATAACTAATTCGATACAGTTATCCTCTAACGCAAATATAGTCATTGCGATAAGCATAAAAGTTTCTTGTATCATCTCTAATCTTCTATCAGTTTTAGCATCCTTTATAAGATACTTACTGTCCAATTGGACTATAGAAGAATAAGGACGAGCAAAATCATTGTTATAATCCATTACAGACTCTAACATATCAATCTCTTCCTCAGAGTATAACTCTAAGATTGTGGGATCGTATAGCCCACTCTTCAC